TCAGATGTTATGTACCGGCGCGCAGTGGGGTGTGATTGCAATCCTGTACCAGGGAGTTGAGCTGTACATCTACGTCTACAAAGCCGATGCAGAAATGCAGCAAAAAATTATTCTTGCTTGCTCTGACTTTGAACGACGCGTGCGTGATGAGGATTGGTATCCAGCGATGTCTGCAGCGGAAGCAGCATCAATGAAGGGTGACGTCCCGGAAGATGTCGAGATAGAAGCAGACAACGACTTGCAGAAAAAGATCGAGCGGTTAGCACATTTGCGAACAGAGCTGAAATCCTATGAAGCACTGGTCAGCAATCTGCAGCTCGAAATCATGAACGACATGAAAGAGAAGAACGCGAACATCTGTAACGCGGGGCGCTACAAAATCATTTGGCCGCTGCGCAGGATCAAAGCCAAGCCGGCACAAACCAAAGAGATACCAGCTGTTGAAGAGCACTGGGAGAGAGCCAAGACGCTGAAGCTGGAGGAGCTATGAAAGTAACAATCGAAATTGAAGGTAAGCCGGACGACTTCCAGGAGCTGTTCGTTCCTTCAGACAAGCAGACAGAGTTTTTGTCGATGACATACGACGCTTACACAGAGGCGCTGAAAAAATTTATTTGGGACAACATCGACCCGCACCACTTCATTAGGGGGAAGGATGACAAATAAAGAACAGGCAACCGTGGACTTCATCCGAGCATACACTGAGGACAATGGATACTCTCCAAACTTTGCAGAGATCATGGAAGCGATCGGAGAAAAGTCAAAGGCAGGCATGACCAGGATACTGAACCGGCTCACAGACAAGGGAATGATTAAGAGATCTGCTGGTGTTGCGCGCTCGATTCGCGTGGTAGAATTTAATTGCTAGCGACTCTCCCTCACTCCCGCTAGCTTCCCTCATTGCCCCTCCTCGGAGGGGTTTCTTTTATCAGCTGCATTTGTATATTCGACTGTTCATCCTGGTCAAACCTACCTGCCTTGCGCCGGTTCTCTGCCTTGGTGAGGATCTGTACGTTATTCGGTACGTCGAGTCCGCACACCAGGTCATTGATCAGAGGGATGATGTGGTCGACCTCGTGCTTCACACCAGTATCGATAGATAGCAGCTGTGCCTCAAGTCGAACCCTGCGTAGTTCTGTAACGCCTTGACGGGTTGCGACTCTTGCCTTTCGCTCATGATAGCGGCGATTCGCAACGCCTCGCTTGTGGGCTGCTGAGTCTGCATAGCGCTTCGCTCTGTCGCGTTTACGCTGCTTGTACGCTTCGTCTCCGTAGTCGAGCCAGTAACCTTGTTTTGTTCTAGCGCGATTTCGTAGGCGTAGACATTCGCGGCAGTTCTTGTTCTTAGCGAATCGCTCCGACAGATGACCGTGCTTGCATGGCTTGCCGGTGAAATAGTAAGTAACACCTTGTCTCAGCGCCTCAGCTTGGGACGCTGGAAACTTCCTTTTTTCCAATGTCCCGTCTCATTTAGTAAGACCAGATAGTCGGTCGGTACGCCTCCGTCTCGTCCAGGTCATCCAAATGAATGAAGCGGGATGAGTGGTTGCCCTTTTGTGCAATGCCTATCCCTGTGAAACCATGCCCTAGTGCTACACACAGCAGCTTGTAGGCATCTTCTCCGCTGACGGCTATGTCAGCTGCCCGGCCACGTCCATGTGCGCCAGGCTTATCCTTTGATCTTTCGACTGGGTGCAGGCTACACCTGTACCCACTGGTGATGACCAGGGGCTGACCCCAATCGCCGCGCAAGCTAGTGAGCTTCTCCATGAACCCTGGGTCCATCATCTCGACTGCATTGCAGTCGCCACACTTGCATGCCATCTCGCCATGGGTGAAGTAAGGGGACTCCCAGCTCATTGACTGTCCTCTTTCTTCTTAGCAAACGGGCCTTTGCCTGCCTTCATTTGTGCGTACACCTTGTCGTTGATTGTGCTTTTCTTTTTGCTGCGTGACTTGCCTGCAGCTCTACGCTTGTTGATGTTTTCGTAAAGACTCATTTCTTCTCCTTCATCTTAGATAGAGTGCCTTCTATCGCGCCCCCGGCAAAATAAAATGACAAAATTACTAGCATCGCATAATTAATACTGAACTGCTCCATGACCTTGGTCACTGCGTCCGGGTCGCCTTGCCCTGAGATCGTCATGCCGAGGACCAGGACATAACTGAATAAGAATGTGAACCCAAACATCAACGCCAGGTAACGCTGCGCTAATTTGAATGGCGCATATGCGGACAGCAAGTCCGTTTTTGCTTTTGCCTTAGCCTGAATCTCTTCCTCTGTGCTGGTGTGCATTGAGTCGATCAGGTCCATCCCCTTTGAGATGACGTCCCCTGATCCCAGCATCTTGCTGATGACACTAAACATCATGTGCCTCCTATGTTGTGATCTGTCTGTATGCAGATCGAGTCGTAGTTAATCTTGGGCTGCGGTGCAGTTGCCATAAAAAAATCTCTGGCCTCAAAGCAGTCCTCCATTGTTGGGTAAACACCTTGCGGACCAACAATATATCTGTCCGCCTCCAATAAGATAACGAACAGAAACCACATCTTACAGATCCTCTTCCAGTAGTACGCCGCCGATGTAGATCGACAGCTCGTTGTCCCCACTGCTGCTCTTCGCCTCGATGGTGAAGTCTGTCTTTGGCGGTACGCGGAATGGCACCGCCAGGTTAAACGTCACGTCTTGTTGGAATGTGGATTCCCAAAACCGAATGATGCGTCCGGTGCTTGACCTGGTGGCGCCTCGGCTGGTGATGTATTTGTTTGGGTTGACGGTTCCTGATGTGAACTGCGCTGTGAAGACATAAAGTGAATGGTCTGCCGGCGTTGTATAGATAATCGCCTGCTCCGTACCATGCGCCGCCTCGACGTAGCCATAGGTTGTCCCGCCATTGCTGATTGTGATGTTACCGACATTGTTGCCAGACAAGATGACAACGTCGTTAAGCCTAAAAAATTGTGTGGTCGTTGTCACTGGCGTTGTGCCGTTCAGTGTGATGATCTCTGAGATTGCAGCATAGTCAGCGTCCAGACCCTGGAGAAGTACCGACATGGTGTCCGACGCAGAGGATGAGACAACACTGAGGGTCAACGCTGCGCTTGGGAATGTGTAGAGCCCGCCACCATTGTTCCAGATTGTTTCGTAGGTTGTGCCGACGACACGGTTGAAACCAAACAGCTGCACCTGCACTGCATCGTCCAGGCGTCTGTGTGCCATCTCCAGTTGCGCGTGTGGCGAGCCGATGCCGGCCTTGAAATAACTCATCCTTTCACCTCTGTAATTGCCCAGAGAAATAATCCAATGACGGCGAGCGCCGCTAATGCACCGCCGACGATGATCGCAATGTCCTGGTACATCTTCTTCTTGCGCAGCGCTTCACGCACCTGTGCGATCTTGGCTTGCTTCTCAGTCTCACGCCGGTCCTGTACAAACTTTTGGTAGCCGTCCCAGTGGCCGGTCCACTTGAGTATCTCGACGATCTCTGCCCACTTCTGATCCAGCTCTACCTTGGCAGCGTACAGCTCCAGGTCTGATTTCTCTGGGTCATTGGGTACGGCGCGTTCGACTGCTTGCTTGGCTGACAGCATCTTGCCGATGCCGGCGAATATCTGGCTGATCTCCCCTGCGTTCTGAGCAGCGGTTTTGACGACTGCGTAACTTGCGTTAAAGGCAGCTATCGCAGTTAAGGGGTCCACAACTATCCCTTCGGCAGCGACCCGTTACCAGCCAGCCATAACGCTAGACCAATAACTGCCACCCCTGTCAGCCATGCCATTTTTTTGAGGACGTTCTTACCGACGTCTGCATACACTTTGTTCAAGGCAACTTCAGCAGCTCTCTCCGCAATCGCTTCGATCTGCGCGTCGGTCAATGGGAGGTTCTGCTTGTCGCTCATCAGTCATCCGCATCCTGTATGGTTAGCTCACCCGCCTCAACCTGACGCATGATTTCTGCGTAGGTAGTGTTTGCAGGGTCTAGTGGGACTGACATGGTGATGCCGCCGATGATTGCGTTGATCGCAGTAACTTCGCCGTATAAAGACGAATACTGTGCAAATTCAATATTTAGCTCATTCATTGTTATAGCTCCGCAGTGCAAGAAATAAGGGAAGCTGTTGTTGAATATGCCCCATTACTTACGGTCATACCGCTAAAACCATTAATAGCTACAACAACGCCATCGGCACTTGAAGTCGAACCGGAAATGACTGAACCAGAACCAGTTCTACCTCCCGCACCCATTTCCGTTATAGTAGGTGTCGAGGTTAGTAAAACTAAATCCGGCGTGGCTCGCATTTCTATGTCAAATGTAGTAGATAACTCAAAGAATGTAGACCCTGCCACATCGCCTTGTAAGCCTTTACCTAAAACTCTGTAATACCGTTTACACAATGCAAGCTCCTCCCCGTATGAGCGATGCTCATAGGTACTCGCAACAGAGCCGACTTCTACCTGAAACCCAGAGATATAAACAGTTGCGCTAGTGGCAAACGTCAAGATGACAGCCACAGAGTTTCCAGTTAAAGAAGAAAAGGGTGCAGTAAATGTGTGTGTGATGCGTTCCCAAGTGTCCGCCGCACTAAGTGTCTTCGCCCCACCGTCAGGCCTTCCACCGGAACCGCCTTCATCGTTCAGTTCTAGTTTAGTGATAGCATTGACGTTAGATGATCTAGCGTAAAAACTAACTGTAATGTCTTGGTTTAGCACATGACCACACACTTGTGGACGCTCAATCTTTTGCAACAACAAAGGTGTACCAGAGCCGTTGGCGACTACCTTCATTGAATATTGGAAGTTATCAGGGACAATACCTGTTTCTTGGGTAAAGGTAGCGTCATTCTGTTGCCATCTGTCAGCAGTGTTTACGCCATTACTAGAAGACGTTGTAGATCTTTGCCAAATAGTATACGCACCGTTGATGATGAGATTCCTGCGCCCCAACGATGGAGATGCAGTGGTCACCACCGTACCTGTCTCAGCAGGGACACTGAGGTTGCCTGTGCCGTCAGCTTTCTTGATTGTATCTACGTTGAGTTGGCTCATGGCGTAGCCTCCAGTGCGGTTACTCGTGTCTGCAAGTCTGCGACAGTTGTTTCAAGTGTTTCAATCTTTGCA